ATGGTATTAATAACTTCTGCCGCTTTAACTTTACCAGTATGAAACTGTGTAGTTGCTTCAACATATTTACCAGTTAAATCTGGGTGCTTACCGTCAAGTATTTCTTTTTGTATAGTTTCAAGATTTTTACCACCTGCTTCCATTGCTTGTATTTTTTCAATAGCTGCATCTTTATTATTATTAATTCTGTTATTATCTGCTCGTCCAACTACACCACTGGAATTTATTAAGGCTTTAGCTAGACCATCTGCGGAACTTCCTGACCTTACAAATCCTGCATTCCCTGCACCATAGTATTTGTTAGTTGATTGTCTTGTATATTTTGTAGCCATTATTATTTCTTCGCTTTCTTATTAGTTTGAGAAGTTTGGTAACCATCATAACCAGATGATGCTACACCAATGATTAATCCTGCTCTTGATGGTTCGGTTGGTGGAGTTAAGCTGTTATAAGTTTTAGACATGTTTGCAAAGGCTTCTGATTTTTGTTCTGCCAGTGTTGTCATGTCTTTAGAATAATCTCTGTTAATACTGTTCCAATCATCATCAAATAGTCCTCCAATAGATTGAACTATTTTTGTACTATTACCAAAACCTAAATTTAATGACTGGGCGACCTCTGCGTCTCTCGCAGTCTTTGACCTCAATTCTGCTATAGATTTTTCTTGGTCAGCATTAACTTTCTCATTATCAATCTTTTGTAAATCGTGTAAATATCCTTTATCGGCGTTTCGTCTTGTTGTCTCTTGGTCTCTTCTGATAGCTTTGTTGTCAGCTTTCGTTTGTTGATAAGAAACTACTTGTCCTGCGATAGCTAATGCGGCTTCTGGGCTACACATGTTTATTTACCTCTTTCATCATTAATATAAATGGCATCTTTCCAATGCCAAAATCTCCTATTTTCTTTTTTGGTTCAAATCCTAAGAACTGTAACCATTTTAAACTTTTCCAATTTCTCTCATCTACAAAATTGTAGACATGTTCATAATCTTCACTCATCTCTGCTACCCACTTAGGACACTCTTTAATAAACTGTTTAATATGTTTAAATAAATCCTCACTAGATAGTAACCAAACTACGCCATAGCCTTCTTCTTTAGTTGGTGTAGAACCAAACATTCCAATAACACCTTCAGATTCAGAACCTACAATCGTATATATTTTTGCATTATCTTGTGTGAAAGGTATTACTAATGCCTCTAGTGGTGTTGCACCATCTGAAGCCATAATTTCTTTTCTGTCCCCTATTCGCATTTTAGGTGCTAACTCTAAAGCATCTTTTAATACTGCTTTCCGTACCTTACCTTTATCCATTAAATCCTTCTTGCTCTTGCGTGGTAGTAACCTTCAACTTCTGCGTCTGCTATATACATAGGAAGGTGTGATGAAGATTTTATATTTAAAGTAAACTCTGTATTTCTACATTGCACAGGCACTCTTAGTGTCCCTGAAGCTATTGCAGGTTGTCCAACAACACTTGTTGCTGTACCAATAATATAACCATTCATTATACTTGTAGAGGTATCTCTATTACTTGGAGTAACTTCTACTTTAAAGAACCCACTGTTCTCAAAATTGAATGCTATGTTTCTAATTTGGTATCTACCTGAAGTAACTGCAACTAATCCTCTACCAGTGTTTTCTCTGATGTACTGTGTAGACATTGTGTATGTACTGTCATAAGGGACACCAACGTATAACGCTGTGTGGTCTCCTATGATTGTATATGTAGACCCTGAAGTATTTGTAGCTGTATAGTCATTTCCGTTAGTTCTATCTACTGCTAGTAAGCCAGTCTTTGCACCATAAGGTGAAGTGAAAGTTGTTAAGCCTGTGCCACTTGCATAAGTACCAGTAACAGAAGCCTTTAAATCTATGAAAACTCCATGACCTATAGTTACATCTTTTAAATTTCTTAAATCTATTTTTAATAATTTTGTAGTTGTTCCCTCTGAAGCTAATACATATAAATAACTTTCAAAAGACCTTACACCTAGAATTTTAAGACCTGTGAATGTCCATTTAGACCAAGCATTTTGTACCTTCTCACCACCATCAAAGAAGTATTTATAGATATACATTGTATTTGAATTTGTTACAGCAGCAGTGCCACTGTATGGTGCTGTTTGACTATCTGCTGTATCAGAAACTAAGAACGCTAAAACATCTTCTGTAGTATTTGATACAATTTGATAACAATTCTCTGGTATTAAATTAGATACAGATACAGATATGTCCATACCATCATTTGTTAATGTATCATCATCAGCAAAGTATTCTCTTATAGCTGTGCCTGATGTTCTTGCTTGTGCAAAGTAAGCATACTTACCTGCTGAAATTGGTTGTACTTTATCATCATGTTCAAATGCAGATACTTCATTAAGTATTGCAGTTGTTGGTGAAATTGTATCTCCTGAACTATCTAATTTATATTGTGATGTGTCAGAAAATAATAATAAACTTTCATTGAAGCCCACAGAGTTTTTAAGTGTATTAACCTGTGTGCCTGAAGCTGCAATATCAATAGGGTCTGTGTCTAAAACCTGAGTAGATGTTGTTGCAAAGTAATTAAAGAATGAAGCATTCTCAGTTAAAATTAAATTCTCTCCTGATAAGATACCTAATCTATTTTTGTAATAAGTTAGGTTATTAATATTTTTACCCACAAAGGTAGGATTAGGGTTACTGTCTGCATCTCCACATACTCTATCTGTCCAAGCTAATTCTTGAAAAGTAAATGTACCATCATTATTGTTAACCAATGCGTGAGGCATTGTAGAATTTGTTACACCTAAAGAAGTTGCAGGTGCTAATGTTTCATTCCATACGCCAGACTTCCCTGTGAATTTTACATAGTAATCAGATAAGGTATCACCTTCTTCACCAGTGATTTTTAAAATTACATCAGTCTTACCATAGAACGGCAGCTTACTAAAATCTTGTATCTCATCTCTAATAGAATACATGGCTGTGTTACCAGAACCATCAGAAGTAGTTATAGTATAATCTTCATCACCATCAGTAGGTTTTCCATAGATTACACTATCAAAACTTTCAAATGTGAAATAAGAAGTGAACCCTGAGTAGTTGCTTAATCCTTGTGTCGTAGATACAGAAGCCCCTGTAGCTGTGTTTCTTACATTAAATCCAATACCATTAGCTGCAGCGTCCCAGTGTGTGCTTGATGTACCATTTAAAAGTATATCTGTAATCTTATTAGTATCTCTAAATTTTGCATCAGTTGCAGCATCATTACCAGTAGGTAATTGAAAAATAACTTCTAACTCATTAGCCATTGAAGGGTGTTTCAGTGCTACTTTATATTCTCTACCGTAGTTTGTTAATTTACAAACCACTAAAAATTCTTCTACTTTAGCCGCAGACGTTGTTGCATCTGCTGTTACTGTTGTAGATGTATTAGCTAAAAATGTATAATCAGCAATGTTTACTAATTTAAAATGTTCTCTAGGATTAGTTGAAGTTAAATAACTTGAACCACTAGCTATCGTTACAGTTTTTGATACTCCGTTTAAATCAAATACTTTAATACCACCATTGTAAAGTGCTACAATATATTGGTTACTGGCATCTCTTGCGATTGACCAGAATTTTGTTTTGTTAGAATAAATATTTGAACCATCTAATGTTGCCACATAATCTAAAGGAGGTCTTTTTGATAATCCCTCTGTAAGACCATTTTGTAGATTTATCTGGTCTGAACCCTGATTAATTCCTCTTTGGGTAGGTGTCTGTTGAGACATGCCATTAAGGAAATTAGGGATTGATTGAGATACAACACTGCCCATATTTAAGAAGTCCTTCTACCTGTTCTATTTATTATTGAATATGTGTTAGCGTCACCAGATAAGATATTAATATCACTCTCTTGACTATCTGCTTGATGGAATGCCATTAGTGCTTCATTCTCATCTTGACCTATTAATTGTGTAATTTCTTTATCACCAATAAACCTTGAAGCAAATCTTCTAGCAGCTTTCATAGTTACATATTGTCTAGCGTATTCTGGTAAGTGTTCAAATTGTTGTACTAATACTAAATCAACAGAAGCAGGTGCAGAAGCAAATACGTCTGTATGATTATCTAAGTCGTATAAGTAACCATTTCTTATTGTGTAGTTTAAATTTCTGTAGGAGATATTTGCGTCAGCTTTAACGCAGTTGGAAGGAAGGGGAACTTTACCATTACCATCTAAAGATAATGATTTGTAATTAGTGTGTGAATTGAAATTCCACCCTTGTGATTGGATAGACATTGAAGTTTCGTTTAGGATATTTATAGCTGTACTTACGTCTACTGTTGTAGTGCCTGTAATACTATTAACTGGTGCTTCTCCAATAGAAGAAAGCATTATATTTATAGATTGTAACTCTGTAGTTGGAGTAATCTGTGTTGCCATT